AAGAGGGGGAACGGCGGATCGGTTGAGTGGCACCGATCCGAGGATTGGTCGGATCGGTTGCGGATCGGTCGGATCGGTTGTAATTCATAATTTATCCGCCACAAAAGGTTTTACATCATTGGCGATATATGCCATCTCATGGCGATAAAGATTCTTTTGGCCTACCTGTCTAACCGATAGGCAGCGACGGTTTACCAAAGAATCCAAGATAATCTTTAATCCATCATTGCTAACTGCTACCCCTTCTTGGCGCATTCGTTTTGCAATCTCATTCTTATTCATCTCCACCCCATAATCTGCCAAGAAGGTAGAAACCTGCTCCATCTTTTTTTCTATGGTCATAACTTCAACGCTGGCTCCTTCAAGAAATATCTTGATAGTTCCAGATGCTTGGGCTTTGATATTTGCAACGCCAAGGTTCTTACCCTCCTGGCAAATGGCCCTGACAAAGCCAGGGCGGTCTTTAGTTACTTTTAGCGCAAGGGCGCCGTCGATGCCTCGGCCAAATGCAATCTCAACCTCAACTGCAACTGCGCAGCCATCTATATCTGCTCTCTTTGCTTGGGCGCCGATGGCGTAATTGCCACGATTATCTTTGGATTTAGTAACATGATCGATTGTAATGATCGCAGCATTATGTAATCGCAGCGGGCGCAGCACCTCTTGGCTAAATGAGGTGGCATCTTTGTTCTTTTCTAAATCTAATCCCATCACATTCATTGCGGCGTTTACGCCATCCAAAACGATAAGTGAGGGTTTAAACTCCTCTATTTTGGTCAGTAATGCCTCTCTAGCACCCGCTGATAGTGGTTCGGTAGGGTTACTATACAGAAAAGTTTTAAAGTGGCTTAAATCGGCTTCTAGCGTGTTTAGCCGATTATAGATTCCTCTTACAGAATCCTCAAAGTCTAAATAGAAAACAAAGTTACCCTTTTCTAACTCTTGCCTAACAGCCTCAAGTGCAATCCAAGTTTTGCCTGATTCAGATTCGCCAAAGAGTGCGTTGATTTTGCCAGCGTAGAAAATACAGTGTCCATCAGCCCTGCGAAGGATTGAAGGCTCTGGCTCATCAAAGATTGCATCTGAATTTATGAAATCCGGAATCCAACTAGAGGTAGTTAAATCCTCATTCTCATCCCGCAACTGCACTAGCGATGGCGAGTGGCTAGGCAATGTTTGTAATGTATTTAGTTCGGGCGCCCGCCCATAGCCCTGGCTTCGCAATGCAGAGGCAGCAGCCTTGAAGTTGCCAGAGTGTTCTAAAGTGGCGTAGGCGGCGAACTTGGAATAGGAATGCTCTGATTCAAATATTGTTGATGTGGTGAAAACATACAAATTATCTTTGCCATTAAAATTTGTTGTTGCTGAGATTCCTTCATTTTTTCCTGGGCGGCGCCAGGCAGTTGCTTCACCTTTTGTATAAACTTTATTCCAACCAAGGGGGGTGAGAATTTGATCCCAAGTAACTTTAGAGTTGTAATCATCTCCAGGAAGTGCAAGATTAACTTCTCTGCTTTTAACCTCTTGAGCAATGTTTTCAATCTTAGGCATCTCATCAAAGCATCTAAAGATTGAAAATAGCGCTTCACGCTCTGCAAATGTAATAGTAGGAATTGTGGCGATGGAGCCAGAAAGTATTTTCCAAGATTCACCTGATGGGTGGCAAGCCCCTCCTGATGGAGCCAGGATTACAAAGCCACCTTCGCCTCTAGTTTCACAAAGCACATCAACACGATCATTATCACCTGGGCGCCTTGCAAGTTTTTGATTGCCAGGAACTTGGGCATCTGAAATTTTATACAACCAATGGATGCCGCCCGATGGGGTCATTTCGCAGTAACCTTCTTGAATCTTTTTCCAGAGTTCACCTAGCCCTGAGTTCTCAGCCATATCTTTAGCCTGAATATGTATCTGGGCTGCTACTGCTCTACCTTCAAGTTCTAACATCTCTAAGTTGCCTGATACAGCGCCGCAGATAGCACCGACACCTTGCTGAGTTCCTTTACCAAACCAATCCATTAACTCTTGCGCAGTTGGGCGCTCCTCTTGATATTTGCGCCAAGTAAATGGTGCTGGCTTTTTAGAACCATCAACTGAAACAGGAACTACTGAGATGCCTTCCTTAGCAAGTTGCAGTGCTGCTAAACAAATATCATTCATTATAATAACTTTTCATCTAGGTTGGCGAGAGCAAACTCAATTCTCGCTTTTGCGATTGGTAAGTATTCATCAGTTAATTCAATACCTATAAAGTTAAAACCTTCATACATAGCAGCCTTGCCAGTAGAACCTGAACCTAAAAATGGATCAAGTATTGTGCCGTTCGGTGGCGTAATTAATCTGCATAGGTATTGCATTAGATCAGTTGGTTTAACAGTTGGGTGATGGTTTCTATTTTTAGTATCTCTACCTTCTGAAATTGAGGATGGTTTACCACTTGTACCATTAGCCGTTGCAAAAGTAACTACTTGCCGTTCTTGAAATTCATCACACCCCTCATTGCGATCACGCTTATTAGCCTTGGCGCAGTAAAAGAAGCGGGCGGCGCTGCCACCTAGATCACTATGACCTTTTATTACATTTCCATCTGATCTTTCATTACCCCAATCCATTGGATTAGGATTTGTTCCTTTTCTTGGTGCTGCTTTGCTTGGCGCAGTATCAGGAAACAAGCCCACAACCTCATCACTGCCATCGTGAATAAAGTTGGCGGGAAAGCGGCCAGTGTGATTTTGATAGGTAGATGTATCACTACCACGATCAGGTTCACCTCCTGCAAAAGTTCCCTTTGGTGCGTGATGAACTGAAACTGTTTCATTACCAACTCTTGTTCCATCAATATTAATTCCACCCACACCATAAGTTAAAACATTATTTGCAACAGTGCCTTCAACTGGCTTGCGAGCCAGCACTATCGGTTCGTGCGCTGGCTTGAGTGCAGTTCCCCAGCCCTGCCAAGTAAATGCATCACCCTCAAGTGGTGGCATAAATAATTGGCGTGGAGTTGCGTTGTATTGACCCCCACTTCCTGTTCCATAAAATGCAGCATTTTTATTATTTTTAAATGCGATTGGTTCCACCCCGCTTGCTTTCTGAATAGCCTTAGCAATGTTTAATGACTTGGGAAACCCACTGCCATAAACCCACATAATTTGATCACGAATCTCAAAGCCTGCATCCTCAATTGCAACTGCCATGCGGTGATAGGTTCGGCTGCCACTGAAGGCTAGTAAATGCCCGCCTGGTTTTAATACTCTTAAAACTTCTTTCCATAATTGCGGATCGTTGGCAATCCCAGTTGAATCCCAACTCTTACCCATAAACCCAAGTTCATAAGGTGGGTCACATACTACTGAATCAATTGAGTTATCTTTCATAAGCGGTAGAACCTGCCTAGAATCACCCTTAAATAAATTAAATCTTTCAGAGAAATAATATTTGTAATCGGCTAAGCATTCATCATTCATTCATTCCCCCTAAAATAATGTTTCATTTATACGATCATTGGCTATTTTTGCATAATCAGGATTTAACTCAATCCCTATAAATTTACGATTATGTTTTTTTGCAACAACTCCAACAGTTCCAGAACCAGCAAAAGGATCAAGTATTAAATCATCTACCTTTGAACCCGCTAGAATGCAAGGTTCAACTAATGCTTCAGGCATAACTGCAAAATGAGCATCTTTAAATGGTTGGGTTGTTATATTCCAAACATCTCTTTTATTACGCTTACCATCTGATTCATATATCGATTGAATACTTCCATAAATAGGATTATCTGGATCATTATACTTTTTACCACCAAATTGATGATTACTACCTGATGAAGTTCTAGGCTCTCTTATTGCATTGTGATCGTAATAATATTTTTCAGATTTTGTAAGCATAAAAATATATTCGTGAGATTTGGTGCAACGATCTCTAACAGATTCAGGCATTGGATTTGGTTTTGCCCAAATAATATCTTGGCGCAAATACCAGCCATTCATTCTTAGCGCAAAAGCCAGCATCCAAGGGATACCAACTAAATCTTTGTTTTTAAGTCCTATTTTTGTATCACGAATTGATGAATAACTATCTCCAACATTTAACCACACTGTTCCATCTTTTTTTAATACCCTAAATACCTCATTGAATACTTCGCTCATATTATTTATGTACTCATCAGGAGTTTTTTCTAAACCAATTTGTGCATCATTTCCATAATCTCTTAATCCCCAATAAGGAGGTGAGGTAATTACTGATTGGATTGATTCAGTTCCTAACTCTTTTAGTTTGTCTTTAGCATCACCAATCAAGATCATAAATTTATCGATCATATAGACATCCACCCTTCATATTGAGCATCTGGGTTGTCTTGATGCCATTTCTCTTTTAACTGATTTTGTAATTGCCAATTGATTTCGTTTGTTGGTTGATTGCAAAGATCGCAGGTTTGTTTTCCAATAATGCTAAAGATATGAATGCAATCACCATCACGCATTACTTGCCACCCCATCCGATTCCTTTAAATATTGCTGGTGTTGGAAAATAAACTCTGCGCATTTCTGCACCGCATTTATTACATTGGGGAGATTTCACATCATTAGTCATACTACTTTGCAATTCAGTATTTATATTGCATCTACTGCAATTAAATTCATAAAACGGCACTGCAACCCCCAATCAAAGTTTGGTAGTGCAAGCGTTGGAATCGAACCAACTTTTCCCCCAGGAAAGCCACCAGGCGCTTGCTATCTTGGCAATTAAAAGGAAGGTTAAAATTGCCAAGAATGTTTTAAACTGGTTTAGCCCCTAATTGTGCCAGTAACGCTGCAACTTCAGGAGTTATGGTGCCGTTCGCCGCTGGCACCGCCGCTGCTACCGCAGGGGCAGGAGCCGAGGCTGTTCCTAAATAAGCATTTGCTTTCGCAAGAGCAGCAGCATCAGTAGTTGCATCTAATAAAATCCAAGGGGCAGATTTACCTGGCTTTGCAGTTCCCTGCCCAATTCGGGCTAGAACCTTTTGGCCGATCTTTTGCTTTAAAGAGTTGCGTAGTGCAACATTAAAAAATAAAACACCGTCATAAGTTTTATTGGTATCTAAATTTACCAAAGATACTTCAACTGCTTCGGCATCTCCGTGAATTGTTTTGATGCCTGTTTTGTAATCAGTTGGAGTGATTATTAATAACTGGCCTGCTAGGTCTGCAACCTTTGGGCCGCTTTCGTTCATCGATGGTGCTGAGAAGGTCATTCTCATTCCCCGCTTTCTGTTTGGTTTGTGGTTTGGATTGGGTGTTGCATTTGTTGTTGATGAATTAGATTTGATTCTAACTCCTCTTTCAACTTTTTTAAATCATTTATAGTTGCTTCATCAAGGCTCATATTGTATCTCCAGCGCAAGCCACTGATTCATCTTTACTAAATGGTTGGAAATATGGGCAGTAATTACAAAGTCGGCTGCTGACTTTTGGAATAACTGCCCACATTGACGGAAACTGCTCAACATCAATTGATGTAAGCAGCGCATATAAATTGTCTAATCGCTCAAGGGCCGCCAGTGCGATTTGTTCATCATAATCATAAAGTTCAATGTGCATATCATCTATGCCACCTGATGTTGGTAGATAGATAAGTGCAACTTGATTTACTAGCAATCCCTGTTGGGCTAAGCCGTAGCCATATAGTTGAACTTGAATTTGTTGTTGAGTTGTAGCGCCACTAGATCGGCGTTCTTTTAATCCTGATGCGCCTGTTGTTTTCCAATCCATCACAATACCGCGAACCTCATCATAGAGATCAACAGTTCCAGATAGCCCACCTCTGATGGTTACCTTTTGTTCCGTTTTGAAACCTTCTATTTTTTCAAAGATTTCCGCTAGATGGGCGTGAATTGCAGTTCCAACTTGGGCTGCCCAGTTACCATTCGAGCCTTCATTAACCTTTGGAATATCAATTAATTTATAGGCTAATCGGCGCAAGCATTCGTGGCCAATCTCAGATGGGCCAATAGATACTTGCTTGCTCCTAGGAGTCCAGGTGCCAGCATCGGTAATGATCTTTGCAATATCCATTGCCATTTGCTTGCTTGGTTTGTTTGGTGCTACTAAGTTATTCATCATCCTCATCATCATATTCATCTGGTGTAATTGGATTAAACGGTGGCGTGTCAATCACTGGAGCAGGAATGATACTACTCATTATCCTGCTCCACGATTGAGAAACGCCGAGAGTTTGAAATAACTTCTAAAGTATCTAAAACCTGCTCAGGCAAAATCTCCTTAGCACGCTTTACATCAAAGCGGCGAGTTTCGATAAAACTCCATCGAACTACTGGCCGATTTTGATACATACCAACTTCAGCATCGCCAAGAGATTGCTCGATGTGCGCTCTAGCAACATCTGCTACCTCTTGCCATTCTTTGATCTTGGCTAGAGCATTTTTATAGTTCTCTAGCCAAGCAGCGGTATTGCTATCAAAATCAACAACACCTTTTTCAATTTCTACACTCACTGATTTACCCCCTTAGTTGTTTACCAGTATTTGTGTTTTAACCAATGGTTCCAGGCTTTGCAAGCACCGCCTGAACCATAATGCCGCCCAAGATAGGCAAGGGCTGCAACCATTTGCGCTGCTGGAGCATCTGAGCGTTTCATCCCAAGATTCTCCATAGTTCCATCCAATAGTTGGCCGATACCCTCGGCTGAACTAACTGGATTCTTGGTATCGTTCCAATGGCTTTCTTTGGTCATTAGTTGATCCCAACATTTAAAATCTTTATTATTCAATAGTTCCTTTGCCAAATCTCTAGCATCCACTTGATTAATCAGCAATTTAGGCTGAGTGGTAAGCGGGCTAACTCGATCTGGTGAAACTGCTTGAACTAATAAAGAAGTCATTGCGCTGACCCCGATGATGAGCGCAATTCTTGCGATAACTTTTCTATATTCAGGTTTGATTGGATTGCTCCTTTCATTTTCATCTTTTCATAACGGCGGATCATTTCCCTTACATAAGGAACTGAAACCTTTAGAAAAGATGCTATGTGTTCAGGAGAACTTCCTTCATCGTGCATCTTGCGAACAGTTTTGGCTTTACCCTTGCGTTCCACGAATAGAGATTGGTTTTTAAATAATCTCCTGCGCATCTCACCAGTAGTTCCACCCCAAATGCCGAATCTGATTTTCTCCTTTATAGCGTATTCCAAGCATTCCTTTCTATGTGTACAAAGAGCGCAAATTGATTGCAACTCTGGGAGGCGATTTGCCTCAAGTATTTTTCCATCAGGAAAAAAATAATCTTTATCCTCCAACTCAGCGCAGAGCGCATTTGAAAATTTGGGGGCATCAGATAGGAGTTCAATTGGCCTCATTTATTATGGAGCCATTGATTTAGGTCTTGGATTACCCAAGATTTATCTATGCTGGCATTACGCCGTTTTACTATTACATAAGAAGGCGGAATGAAATCTAAATTCCTAGCCTTGGCATAATTCTCAGCCTCAACAACAGCCTCATCCCAAAAGGTAGGCAAATCCAACTTCTTTCGATTCTTTAATTCTAAAATGTAGGTAGCACCAGAGATGATTACAACTAAATCGCCTTCATCTCTTGCGCCCGCCTTGGTCAGCCGCTCTGCGATGACACCAGCAGAGCGAAAGAATTTTAGAACCGCAGTTTCAAAAGCCGCGCCTTTTCTACCATTTGGGTTAGCCATTATTTTACAATCGTTAAGGTTACTTTGTTTTTATCTTGAACTACCTGGATTATCTCCTGGGCTAGATCAAGCAACTCACGCTCGGATAATTTTGCAATCTTTAATGCCATCGGTGGCAGATTCTTGCGAATGTTATCCAGGCGAACAGCAGCATTACCATCTAACATATTGGCGCTGCTTGCTTTTTTCATTTCGGCAAAATCAGTTATATCAATTTCATCTGCCAAATTCTCTACTAGATTAACGCAGGCTTCCTGCTCCTCTAAGTAAAGATTGTAAGAACCATCGTTGCCAACAAAGATTCTAAAAACTTCACTCCAACTTTGGTTCATTTGCTTAGTGCCTTTTTCATCTTAGCCCTGCTTTTCTCAGCCTTCTTTACCTGCCCTGCCCAATCATCGGTTCCATTGGTTAGGATCGTGGCAAAATTCGCCCCTACTAGAGCCAGGGCTGCTGCACCTATCACTATTGCTATTTCCATTCCTTACCCCCTTTTAAGCCCAGGATTGGGCGTAGGGCGATTGTGGCACACATAACTGACATTTGCGGGTGAGATACCTGCGACACGCCGAAACTTAGGGGTTGGGGGTATTTGACCATATAGTCAATTGTCTATACATTTATCTTATTGAGAGGCAGGGTGCCAATCAAGGAAGGTAATAAAAATGAAACTAATATCAAAAAGTTTTCCTTATGCCAATTGGTGTATGGATAATAGATGTGGCAATGAAAATTTCTGCCATGTATGCCCAATCTGCACTATTCATATTAAAGAACCTAATAAAAAAGGTACAAATTATACAAAACATATATCTCTAGTTCATCCTGAATTAGTTGTAACTAAGGTAAGTAATTAATATGCAAACTAAAACAGAAATGCGTTCATTGGTAAAAAATATGCGCAAGCAACTTCGATGGATTGAGGATGCAATTAAAAATGGAACTCAAGAGGATATTGATCAACTATCTGTTCAATTATCTGCAACTGCTTTATTACTTGAAAGTGAGGCAAACTAATGCAACGCTCTAAAAGGTATCTGCAAGTTCGCAAGGTAGCCAGAATAAGTTTCTGGCTACTAATGCTAGCCACGATTTATTTCTTAGCAACTCACATTAACTACACTGGCGACGGCTATTGTTTCGGATCAATGGATAAGTGCTACCTAAAGGAAGGTAAGTAAAATGAAAAACTGCATGATGTGTGAAAAATCTAGTAATAACTTAGTTCGCCGCTGGTATCAATATGACAATGGCGAACAGTTCCAATGCTTAGTTTGCCCAAAGTGCGATCTTTTACATTCCAATATGATGATGAAAGGGAGGTGAAATGATGGGCGCAATGAAGGCAGTATTTACTGAAATGCAGATGGATATGCTGGCCTCAGCCGAGGTTTTAATTACTGCTAGCAATAGCAGCGATCCTGATGAAATGAGCAGGGCTATCTATCTAAGTATGAAAGTTTTAAATCCGCATCTAAAAACACTATTAGGAGAGTAATGGCTACGAAACCGCAAAGATCAGTAAGAATTGCAGATGCAATTTGGAACAAAGTAAGAATTAAGGCAGCAGCGGAGGGCAAAACCGCCTCTGAGGTAATTAATGATTATTTGAAGGATTACATCAAGTGAGAATCCTTTGGATGGTTTTGACGGTGCTGGCCGCCGTCGGCAAGGGCAGGCGAGTGCTGCCCTGGGCGATCCTGGGCTTTATGGGAGGTTGGGTGGCCCTAGGCATTGTTTGCCTCAGCCGCCAGCGCCCGCTGCGCCCAGTACCCCCTTGGATGCTGAATTTGGGCTATAAGAGCCAGGCTAAGCGGGCGGTTGCAGGGATCGACACGCCGAAGGATAT